TTTCCTCTCATTATAGTTTATTTGAAGCAATGTATTACTTTCCACTTTAAATAAACTACTTAAATTAGCTTTAAGTAGTTTTCTTCAAAAAGTATGAAGAAGGAATAGATAAAAGTGCAACTGTTGAGGCACCTTTTTGTAAATTGCACATTTGCTCGTACAGATGAAGAACGATGTTCATTTAATCTCCTGGATACATTGTCTGATTTTCTACATTTGTTATGGTACATGTTTGTATGACAGAACGAGGATCTAGATACTTGGAATAAAGTACCAATCAATCTTCCAATTTTTTATCGGATAATAAATAAAAAACAAAAATATGTCACAACGTAGCAGCTCAGCCAAAATAATTGAATTAGCTCAAGCACTTATTTCAGAATCTTTTCCTGACTCTTTGGCCCATTTTAATATAAAAGCCGCATTGGGTTTCCTTGAACTTGTGGCTAATGGAGATATCAAAGGTTCAGCAAGGTTTGTCAAGTACGCAAAGCTCATTGGACAACACGCTGATTATCTGCCGTTCGACGGTGATTTTACTGTGACTGAGTTTATCACATCCATGATATATGTCAACTCTTTAGGTCGAGAAAAGCATGACCAGTGGTCACTTACAAGTATGCCAACTCCTACTGCAAAGCGCCTTGCAAAGCAAATTGCTTTATTGTTCAAAAAAGAAAAGGTTCCATACAGTTGGATGGATTGATCAAGGGGTAATGAATTATTTTTGCTTGTGAAGAATGATTTTTTGTAGGTCTAGTTTAGTAACGTAACCAAATGAAGACAAGTCCTTTTTGGCTGGTTTTATTCATTTCATTCTTTGCCATTCTGTTAGTACTATTGACATGTTTAGTGTCCTATCATACATCATTACAAGAAACATTTGATGAGGAGGTCATAGATTGTAGCAAGATACAAGAAGATTTGAATAAGCATATGGCAAATAATATGCTTCGTACAGTACATAACAATAAAGACGCATTGCTTTCATTAATCAAAGACCTTGTGGATAATCATACAAAAACAAAACCATGGACAATTCCAAATATAGAAACAATACCAAAGACATTATTTGATAGTAATGGAAATATTGTAATCATTCCAGATATTGTCAGAGCTGCAACCCAGCTCCACGAGTTTGCAGACCTGCTACTAATGTACGATTCATGTGGAAATGAAATTCATTCTAACTTTTCTTCTCAGATAGAAGCTCTAAAACTGCTTGGGTTTGATTTAAGGTCTCATATTGATAATATGTATTGTAATAATTGTTCCATAGAAAATGTGAGATTTTCTGCACAAATGGATTCAATATTTACACCAGATGACAGTGTCAGATCAAGTAGTTTTATAAATAGTAATATTGGGACAACTCGAAGATTTAAATACAAATTAAAAAATGGGTTCTGGAGTCCTACATACCATCTCACACCTGTTTTAAACTCAAATAAACTTATATCAATTGCAGTACAAGAAAAAACGGATCTTGAAACCAACAGAGATTATGAATTTCGTATTTTCCATCCAAAAGCTGGCAACTACATTCCTTTTCCTTCAGCCCAAACACTTGAGATACAATACATTACTCATTTGATGAGGGGGCTAACTGCTCCATCAAAACATCAACACACAAAATGCGCTACAGGTACAACAAATTCGTCGTTATTACCTCAAGATATGCCATTATGTGGTGTAAGTGATTGGAAATTAGAAAATGGTTTGTACAGGGCATTTGTAAATAATTTGGGCAATTTTGTTGTTGAACAATCAAATGGTAATGGGTCATTCACACAAGTATGGGAAACAGGTTTTCAACCTGGGCATGATAAAGTGATGATTTATCAACAAGGTGATGGTAACCTTGTCATGTATGATACAAGTAATTCAAATTGGAGAGCTTTTTGGGCATGTTGTTTAGGATTTACAAATGGGTACCCCAGAGTAAATCGGAACAACATTGGTAACGTGAAAAATGGCTGGTTTTCAGAATGGTACGCCCCTTTTAAAATGCAGCTCAGGAGTGATGGGACTGTAGCAGTTCTCAACAAAAAAAATGAAATTGTATGGTCATCTCAAATACAACGAAGAGAATAGAAAATACATCTTTGTCGTCATTTATCCGGTTATATATTATTATATGCACTACAATAAAGGCCAGCAATGCCAATTTTATTTATTTTTCGCCGAGATTACGGTTTAGATAACAACTTTGCTTTGCATTCAGCTCTAAAACTTGCAAAACAAAATCAAGATACGGTAATTCCTGCATTTTTGTTCAATACTTATCAGATTGAATCTAGTCTGCTAAAGGGCTGTCTTTTGTAGAGTATACTATAATGTATACTTTTGTAAACTTCTAAATAAAAAATCCATTTTATAAAAACAACCAAACAAAGAATCTAATCTGCTTTATAAGTGTCTTTGGATGAGTTTACTATAATGTATACTTTTGTAAACTTCTAAATAAAAAATCCATTTTATAAAAACAACCAAACAAAGAATCTAATCTGCTTTATAAGTGTCTTTGGATGAGTTTACTATAATGTATACTTTTGTAAACTTCTAAATAAAAAATCCATTTTATAAAAACAACCAAACAAAGAATCTAATCTGCTAAAGGGCTGTCTTTTCTCGAGTGTACTATATTGGATACTTTTGCATACTTCTAAATAAAAATCCATTTTATAAAAACAACCAAACAAAGAATCTAGTCTGCTAAAGCACTGTCTTTTGTAGAGTGTACTTCTAAATAAAAAATCCATTTTATAAAAACAACCAAACAAAGAACCTAGTCTGCTTTATAAATGTCTTTTGATGAGTGAATCAAGTTTTCATTTGAAAGAAAAGAATGGACATCTTTATATGATATTGAAAAAACAAGCTCAAGTAAACTGATAGGTGGAAGATCACATGGACTCAAGAAGCTTTTCCAAATAAATTCCAACTATTCTAATGAACGCAACTATCCTGCTGTAGAAAAAACAACTTTGTTGTCAGCATATCTAAAATATGGTTGTATAAGTGCTCGTGAAGCCTACTGGAGCATATATGACGCGTATGGGAAAGATCATCCACTCTTGAAAGAATATTATTGGAGAGCATTTTACGATCAAATGATATTTTGGTTTCCATACACATTATGTAATCAAGTCAGTCAGACTCAAAATAATTGATGCGTCATTACGTTGTATATATAAAACAGGTTTTATGCATAATAGACTGAGAATGATATTATGTATGTATGTGTATCTAAAACAACGCCTCTGTTGGCAGATGGATAATGGGCAATATTATATAGATTTAAATTTAATCCATGGGTTCAGGCAAAATCATCAATGGTATATGCACCATAATCTTTATAAAACATATACAAAAAACCATTATTAAAATAAAACAACTTGCTACATGTTTGTTGCAAGAAAAAAAGTATTTAAGTGTGTTCGCTCCTAGTCGCATTTAACGGGCAAATGTTGGTACACCACCAAGACCTGTTAGGTTCAGACCAATACCTAGACCTGCACCTGATCGTACAGATGAACCAATTGAAGGTGCAAAGAGGTCAAGAACTGAGAAAGTTGCAGCCGCAACAATTCCAATAGTGATGATTTCCTCTGCCTTCATTTTCTTTCCAGGGATTAGGTAAGCAGCTACTGCAACAATGAGACCTTCAAAGATGTATTTGAATATACGCATAACAAGTTCTTTTGCATCAAAACTGTAGTCGGCCATTTACTAAATAGATGATATTATAACCTATGATCAGAAAAAAATAATTAGCTTGTCATAATAATTGCAACTTGTATTAAAATAATCTTCTAAATAGCAGCTTTGAGTGCAGTAAAGAAAGCATTCTCATCATCTGCACTCAAAGCTGTTGTTTGTATAGCATGGAGAATTGTAAGAACATCATTAATTGCTGATTGAACATCAGATGATGCAACACCTGTAAGTCTTATTTGTGATTGCAATAATGACAGGTCAGAAAATACTTTAACAATGTCCATGTATGTTTTATATTGATAAAGATAAATTTATTCATGTAAGAAAGCAAAATATATCCAAAAAGCTTCTTTTAGCTTAAGCAATTGGTGGAAGAGGATAATTTGAAATGCCCGGTTTCAAAACACTAAACATGTTTGAAGCAGATGCTGCAGCATTCACAGTAGTTTGAATGAAAGTGGTAAAGTTTGCCATTTTATCAATAGCGTCTTGTATTTCGGCAGTCTTGATTTTAGCTTGTACATTTTCAACCTTGAGAGAATCAACGTTAGCACTGATGTTAATGATATCCTTCATTGTATGTTTTATATATATGAATATAAAATTGTAGACAAATTCACATCAAAAAGTACTTAAAGATTTTTTTTGTTCAGCATATAATCACAAACAATGTCTACAGAGAGGACGTCAGTAAAAAAAGAGGATTTTCTTGATAATGATCCATCAATTCGTGGTCAAAATTACGTTTGCCTGTCGTTTGTATCTCCAGAAGATGTAATTGTCAAGAAGGAAGCATATTTCTTCAAGCAATATATTGAACATTTTTCATCAGACGTCAAGGAGCTTTTTGATAATATGGCCACTAAGTTTCAAGAACAACCTGAAATAAAAGATATGTTTATTAATCTTCAGGATCGATATGACTTTTTGTTTAGTGCCGAAAAGCTTCAAGAGGACTTTGATTGTTACAAGGCTGCAAATAGTTCAGCACTTGAACAAACATATCTAGAGAAAAATAATTATCAAACAAGTATGAGAGGTATCAAAGTTCGTGGAGTGTATGAGACTGTTGCAGAAGCTCAAAAACGCGCTATGGTTCTCAAGGATATTGATGGTAAGTTTGATGTGTATGTTGCTGAAGTTGGATGTTGGTGTCCTTGGAGTCCCAATCCCAATGAAATTCAAGATCATGAATATGCTGAAACTGAACTTAATACATTGGTAAAGAAATACAAAGAAAACCTACAAAACCGTGCTGCATTTCATAAACAGCGAGCAGAAATTATGATGGACAAGGTAAATAAGCAGCGTGATCAAAATGATAATGTAAAGGAATTGGAACAACCAGATCCATGGATTAGCTCAAAAGAAATAAAAGAAAATGTTACAGATGAGTAATGTATGATGTCTCAATTAAAACCAGTAATCCTTTTTATCCTATTTGTAGCAGCATTTCTTATTATAACAGGAGTGTATGAACAAAAACTAGAAGCAGCTGAAAATAAGAAAAAGATTGAATATAGATTTATTCCCCGTACATTTTACGAAGAACAACTTGGAAAAACAAACACAATAACTGATAAAATCGGATCAATGTTTGAAAGCGAATCACCTTGGTATGATAGAACTGTTGGTTTACTTTCAGATGTAAAGATTCCTAAACCACTTTAAAACTATAAAGACATAAGACTAAAAATATCTTGTTGTATATGGTATTAAAATGTCAAAGCATTTACCAAAATACTATGCATGTCCCATCAAAGCTGGTGTAAAGAACTGTTTTGAACCATCAAATCAAAAGCAAGATACAATAAAAAATTCAGTCAATGGCTTTTCACTTGCGCAATTAATCGATCGTTTTTTCGGCCAAAAACATATTGAAATAAAAGACTGTGAAGCCAGAAAAGAATCCTAAAACTTACCTGCTTAAACATTCTTTGTAATGCAAAGCAGACTTATTCAGTTCATATGAATTATTTATAGCATTGTCGTAACCTTGAAGTGCAAGCAACTCAACATACGAAATAACAGCATCACTAAGCCTAAGTGAAGCTTTGAATTGTACTCTGCCTGGTATGTTATCAACACAAAATAAATTTACATGGTGAAAACGAATAAGTGGTTCGTATGCGTTAGTTGGAGTGCTTACCTCAGTCATACCTCCTTGATCAATAGAAATATCTACAAATAAAGCATTATTAGGCATGCACAATAGCATTTCCTTGGAAATGATTTTAGGCGCACATTTACCTGGTTGATATACAGCACCAATAGCAAGATGAGTATCACATAAAATTTCAGTAAGGTTTTGTCTATTCGCAATCATTGTTTGATATCCTAGATTTTTAAGTGTCGTCAGACGGTTTTCATTTATATCAAGCAAAGTTACATTTTTACAACCTAGTTGTTTTGCAACTTTTGCTGCTGCTATGCCGGCATTACCTGCTCCAATAATTGAAATATTTGCATCTTCTATAGGACATGACAACCAATGTACTCCTTGTAAAATTGCTTCCTCACCAGCAATTTCTGACATGGGCGTAAGAATTGGAAATGTATTATGAGCTGTTTGAACAGTTTCAAATGCTAGGCATTTTGCACCTGATTTTTTCATTGCAGCAAGTAGTTCGTGACTACCTTCAAAATGAAAAAAAGAAAATACTGTATGGTCATTACCAATTAATGAATATTCAGATGATTGAGGTTCCTTGACTTTGACAATCAGATCTGATACTTGAAATAAATCCTTTGTGGTTGGTAATATACTTGCACCAGCCGCAATATATGCTTCATCTGTAAATGAAGCACTCTTTCCAGCATTACTTTCAACATTCACGCGAATATTTTTAGATGTCAGACACCTCACAGCATTGGGAGTAAGACTGACGCGCCTTTCAGCAATCTTAATTTCTTTGGGTATTCCCACACGCATCATTTGTGCAACTTTATGTATTGTAAATTATTTGTTTATATGCTTTTATTTTTGTCCAGATCCAGTTATCAATGTAAATAGAACTGGTGATCCTAAACCTAATGCAATTAGCATACCAAGACCCATACACATATATCCGATTAGTAAATGACCCCCATCTTGATAACTCTTTGGTTTTTTAATTTCTTTTTGGTAAAAGATAACACCAATCACAAATATTCCAAGTCCTATTGAAAAGAATATAAGAAATGCAGCAAAAAGACCAATTGGCCCACTTACACCAGCATTTGTAAACCATGATGCAGGATTGAGTGACATATTTCTTTAGTACTTTACTATAACAAAAGAAAAATCAAAAAAGCAAAACTCTATATACCTATGAAAGCGCCTGAAAGTATTAAATATGAGATTTTTTTACATTTACAATCGGGCCTTTCTTCTTCTTGACTTCAGTCATGTCAAATAATTCGTCTTCATCTGAATCATCGCTTCCATTCTCATCTTGTATTGCCCAAAATTCTTTTGCACCAATACGAAATGGTTCATGTGATTCTGCTTTGTACCAAAACACTTGATCTTCTAGTTTATTGCTTTTTGCATTGTTGTGGATAACTAAACACTCAAAATTCTCTGTACATTGATTCATGACTTGTGAAAACACCTCGAATGTTGGAAACATTCCTGCATAGTTTTCGTAAATGCGTTTTCTATTATTAATCAGATTCTCACGTAACACAAACACGTAATCTATGTTTGTTCTTAAGTTAGGTGGTATGCCTAATGGATATTGACACGTTAAAATAAATAGTAACTTGTAATGCCGGCCATTCATGAAACAACTTCTAATATTCTTATCCCGTACCCAAGCATGTGAATCTGCAAGACAATCATCTAATACTAAAAATGCACGCGGATCAATATCAGTTTCGTTGTATTCTTTGATTTCTTTGCGACACTTTTTAATTATTAGTTTTTGTCTTTTTAATACATTTGATATAATCTGTGGATTGAAATCATCATGTATAAATAAACTTGGCACCATGTAACTATAGAATTTATTTGCAGATTCTGTTGCTGAGATCACTGTACCAATAGGAATATCGCGTTGATGCCATAATAAGTCTTTTGTAAGAAAGCTTTTACCAGTTTCACGTTTTCCAATCATTACAATCACTTTATCATCACCTATTGATGACATGTCAAAACGACGTAGTTGGAGCTTCATAAGAATCGAATTACTATATATTTATCATTTTTGTTTTTCGGGGGAACGCAAATACTTGGTAGAAATAAGAAAAACAAGGGCCAACAGTAATACTATTCCTGGTTGCTCCTTCCAAATACTAAAAGATAGAATAAATATGGTACCAAATGCATATACAAATAATTTCTGATGTAAAATAGTTATATGATCAAAACTTATAATAAAGCAAATTAAGAGCACACCAGTGTATATATAAACCGTATCAGATTTCAATAATTCTTCTAAACCTTTTGTTAATTCCATCTGTGTATTTATCTTTCGAGATTTTTCTAAGTGTCTTGACTCCATCAAAAGTCAGGCTCGCTTTTTAAAATGTTGGACATCATGTTATCATTGTCATTATCTTGAAACAAATAGCTTATGAGAGCACACACAATGAAAGACATGATGATTATTTTTAAGACCCGCCCTTTAGTCATTTGATTTTCTTCTTTTGTTCGGGGTAAATTTATAAGTACAAGAACAACAACAACCACAGTATAAATAAGTGCCGAAACTATGTATTGTGGTAACATGTGATATATTAAATTTTATAGCGACAAAAAACAGGTTTGATCAACGCGTGATCTTGTTTTGTAATCTTCTTGTTAGCATGGGATTACCTTTGTAATATGCACTGACATGGTGTTTATGGTACTTGTGCTTTTCGGGTTTAATTATTGCTTCTTCTTCTTTTACTGTAGGCTTTCTTGGAATAAAAAGATCTTCGTCACTGTCTTCATCACTGATGATTGCTTTAAAACTTGAAGATCGACTAAGAGTCTCTGGTTTAAGAGTCAAGTTATCATCCAAGATATACTTTTCTGTAAAGATCTTTGGTTGGACTGCTTGTGAATTTAATTCAACTTCTTTAGTTTGATGTTTCTCGGCTGTGTCATGTGCTATTACATCTTCTGATTCGCTTGAAAACTCCGATATGGTGTCATCTGATAATGATTGAATTTCATTGTTTGGTTCTGGTACCTGGTTTGGTTGTTCATTCAATTCCAACTTATCAACATGCTTTTGCATATAGCTTCTTTGTGTGATAATCATTTCATTAGTTTGTTGACGTAGCGTATATTTTACAGCATTGACATATATTTTATCAAATGAGTGTTTTGCTTCATCCATCTTGTCTTTTTTGTGGGTAATCTGGAAAAAGATAAAAGGTGAATACCAAATATCCCGAGCTGTTTTGACTAAAACATCTTTCAGAAAACTTAACAAGATTTCAATGTCTTCTCTAATTAATGGTTTTTCATTGTGATACAACTCACCTGTTAATAAATATGCTTCGTATAAAGAATGTAACAAGTTTTTCCGTGTTGAACGTTGCACATACTCTAATAAAGTGTTGTGTTCAATTGTAGTAGAGTCTTTTAATTTGAGTTGAAATTTTTCAAGCCAGTACCTCTGAGGGATATCTTTAGAAGTGTAAATCTGCTTCCAAAATGACATAAAAGTATTGTAAACTGGAGCTTTACATTCAATAATAATATCAGAAATAAACTCACTACGTTTTGTAACTAGTAGACTCTCCTGTTTCTCTTTGGTCATTTTGTTTTAAAAAATGCACAGATATTTCAAATCATATTTTACACGTATTATGTAAATGATTGGAGAGACTTTGTGTATGGATTCTCATTGAAGGCTTTCATCATATCTTCATCTAATATATTGCTATGATCATCATACAACTGAGGTTTTCTTGTAAGTGATATACTACTCGGTTGTGACGGGATATTTACTATACGTTCTTGATAAGAAGTATCTTCAAGATTTATAGCCAATTCTTGTTTACGTGTTTCCATACTGATATCGCTACCACCTGTTGCAACCTTTACTCCTGATTGTGTTGGTTCTCTCCCAACAACAAGTTCCTCCTTCAATGAGTTGATCGTTGCATTATAAATATCAGAATATGAAGTAGGTGCTTTTGCTCCCTGTGTTTGAGCACCACCAAAATAATCGCGATCAGATAAGACTTGACGTTGAGTATCTCTTGGGTTGGCATCTGTGACTTTATATCCGTCTGCATTTGGAGCATTTGGATTACCCATATATTCATCAGTATATTGGTTTCTCTGTGTATCTTCAACTATGGTATGATCATGTTCATTTTCATATGCTCCGGTGAAGTTTTCAGCTCTGTCAACATTGCCGAAATTTCTTCCACCCTCAACAGTTGTCTCTTTCATTGTTGTTCGCGCTATGTCATCTGGATCATATACTCTTGGTTTCTTTTGATTTATAGTCAAGTTCAATGTGGTATCCTCAGGATATAATGTTTCACGTATTGTTGTTTTTGCTTCATTATCTGGGTCATAAACCATTCCCATGTTTTTATCGCCCTTGATGTTGGTGAGTTCAGAGTTGTGCAAAAGTGTTTCTTTGATAGTAGTTCTTGCTATATCATTTGGATCGTAAACTGTAGTTTTTACTCCTGCTTTGATATTCAATGCGTCGCTATCATGTAATATAGTTTCTTTGAGAGTTGTCCTTGTGATATCATTAGGATCATAAACAGTCCTTTTTACACCGCCTCTAATATTTAATGTGTCAGTATCATGTAATGTTGTTTCTTTTAATGTTGTCCTAGCAATATCATTAGGATCATATGTTTGAGATTTCTTAAAACCATGTATGTTAAGATGTTGTGAAGAATCAAGTACGGTCTCTTTAATTGTTGCTCGAGCTATAACATTTGGATCATAAACCACTGCCCTACTGGGTCCCTTGACATTGACAGTTTGGGATGCTTCCAATGTTGTCTCTTTAATTGTTGTGCGAACTACATCATTTGGATCATGGACGGATTGTTTGTTTTGTCCTCGAATATTTGTATTTTGAGTTGAATCCAGCATGGTTTCTTTCAGTGTTGTTCTCGCAACATCGTTTGGATCATATACACCTTGCTTTGCTGGACCTTTAATGTTTGCATTTGGTACTGTGTCAATCATTGTTTCTTTTATAGTAGTACGTGCAACATTATTGGGGTCATAAACTGTTGACATGGTTGTGCCGCGTATGTTCAAGTTCTGACTTTCGTTAAGTAATGTTTCCTTGACAGTTGTTCTGGCAACATTATTAGGATCATAAACTGTTGACATGGTTGTGCCGCGTATGTTCAAGTTCTGACTTTCATTTAGTAATGTTTCCTTGACAGTTGTTCTGGCAACATCATTTGGATTATAAACGGGCTGTTTTGATGGCATTGTTGCTTGAAGTTGTGGGCGATTTTCAGTAGGATTATTGATCATAAATTCTTTTTTTGTTATTTTAATAAGATCTTGTAATGGTGCAATTACGGCCTTGACAAGAGATGTTATGTTTCCTTCATAAGTTCTTGTTGATGTGATATCACGCTCATTACTATAGATAAGTATATTACCTTTTCCATAATCGGCTTTACTAACATCAAGTTTATCTGTCATATTTGCCTGGCCAATATTCATAGCTCGTAATTGACTCCTGTGTGGTTGTTGTACTTGGCCTTGTTTAACATTACCTTTATTTATATAAGCAACACCTTGATATTGCACAGATGTGGATTGTCTATTTGTGTTTTTATCAATGGGTGCAGGTTGTTGTTTTGGTTTTAAATAAGCGCCAGTTGTTTTAAAGTACCTATCTGGATTGTTTACATAAAAAGTGCTTACCCGATTTTTGTTGATCTGACCTACTACACCTCGCATGTTTCCTTTTTGGCCATCAACAACACGCCCTTCATAAGTTTGTTTTGGGTTGGAGCCAACTCGAAGTTCATCAACTGTCTTTGGCATAGCATGGTCTCGGACATCAAATTGTTGAAAACCACCATCTGGCTTACATCCATATCCACGATTTAAGCCAGGTCCAACACGAACTTGTTGAAATGGCAATACATTGTTTTGAGACTTTGGTTTTTCATATCTGTCTTGATAAAACTGTGTCTGTACAGGAGTACCATTCATATTACCTACATTCAGCTCTGGTTTAAAGATATTTTCTACTTCTTGTTTTGGTTTATAATATGTATAAGTGCCAGTAAATGATTCCATTAATGGTTGACTATTTGCATCACCATATGTTTGCTTAACAATACCAAAAGGTTTCATATTATTGTGAACAAATTCAGAAGCTGGAACCTTGTGACCTGTCAGTTGGCTGTTAATAAATGCGTCTTTATCTTTTATAATGACACTTTGTTGTTTTTTATTTGATTGACCATTTATTGTAACTGATTGTGGGTTAGTTATTCCATTTTTTGCTGTAGCAACAGCTGCTTGATGTTGAGCTCTAGCTTTATTGTATTCTAATTGCTTTAATGTATTCATATAATTGCTATCATAAACATTACGCTGTGTATTCAAATCACCTTTATTGATTTGTTTGATAGGATTGGCTTTGGCTCTTGTATTTTTCTGTTGATTAAAAAGATATCCAAGACCCAACAACGTCATGCCAACATATACCTCTATCATTTATAATCATGCAAGATATATATTCAAAGAGTGCAAACCAGGCAGATGATCCTGGAAGGGCGAGTATATATACGAGGAAGGAAACATGATGTAGTAAAGGCTTCAACAGGCTACACAAGTGTAAACCCTTAGCATCCAGCCGACTGACCAACCTATTGTCCAACCAGCAGACCAGCTACAAATAAATCAGCCAATTGACACAATCATGTTTTTGTGAAAAATACTATAGTTGAATAATACTAGAGAAACTGTTATACAATAGTGACATATCAGATGCACTTAATGAACGAGGATACATTGCATGAAAGTGAATGTCTGCATTTTGACCAGGATTGCCAGATGCACCAATCATGAAACTTGTCAGTGTACTGTTTTGTAATGCAGTAGGTTGAGAATAAGATAAAACAGGGGTTGACATATTATTAATAAAAATATCATGTTTACTTGTTGCATTTGTAAATCTTGAAACAATTAAAGTCCACTTATAAAGTGGTACAAATGTACTGCCTCCAATTGCATTTGCATAGTAATGTTTTGGACTGATGGCTTGTTGATTAATGTTAGCATTATTTCCAGTCTCTGCCAAGATAAATTCATACACACGCCCATTGCCTGTTGAGCCTTCAAATTGTAATGTCCGATTAAACTGAAGCAATGTACTGTTGTATCGAATTACCAAAACATAGGTTACTCCACCATTTGTTCCATAATTACAAGCAATATTAGTATTCCAACGTAGCAACTTGTTAGTTGATGAAGTTCCAGTGAAACGTACACTCTTCACATTGGTTCCTGAATCAATATTGAAAGTTGGACGCAGGGCAACTGTTGCTTGTGTGAAGTTTCCCCAATTGGACATGGATGCACCATTGGTTAAAGTACTCAAACTATTTGCCCATAATTGAATAGTTGAATTCACAGGAAAATATGGCGCAATTGCATTCACCTGTGTATTAGTTGTTGTCAAGGTTTGATTAGACCCACTACCAATTGTACCTCCGCTTGCAAGAACAATACTTTTAAATGTTACTTTACCTGTGAGACCTAGCTGATTACGTAATGTTGAGAACTTAATTGGTTGCCTAGACATTTAAATATTTGAAAGATTTAAAGTTCTGCGTTCAGAAAATAAACGAAATATAATGTAAATGGCTGTATCAATTATAAATCACCCAAATACATTAATTGATTATATTACCGACAATAGTTTCAATGAAATTCCTAATATTATAACTAATAATATTACTGCATATAGGGATCTGAATGGAACTGCACTGCCATTGATTTTAGGGGCTTCTGGAAATATGGAAATTGAAACATTACAAGATGCTAACATATATATAGGCACTAACAATGCCTATACAGTATACACCGCATCATATGACTCTAATACAGATTTACGAACTAATGTAGAGATACTTCGAATTGACAATACATTGTCTACTACAATGATTACATCTGCTGGCAATATTACTTTGGCATCAGATAATCCATCAAATACCGTTACAATTGGATCTCTAGAACTCTCTCAGATTGGAGGAGAGCAAATGATTGGTACTTCGCTTTCTAATGTTATTTTCTCTACAAATGTGGTCACTCAGGGGGATTTGACAGTGGGAGCTAATCTTTTTACCACTGGAAACATATTCGGCAAGAATCTCAATGTTTGGTCGGACAAGACTGATTCTAATATTGCCTATGACCGCGTTGGTTTTGGTCTTCGTGTTAATAGTAATGATCAATTAGAAATTATTAAATACGCAAGATTTGAAAATGCAAGTGTAACTAAGCGAATTGCTGTGTTTGGAGCAAATAAATTTACATCAAATGATGTTACTGATGATGCTACTAGTTCATATCTTGCTTTTAATGCACTTGGTTCTATCAGTGTTATTGGTAGTAATGGTAGTCTATCTGCTATAGGAAGTTCAACTGCTACTTCAGGAACTGATATGACACTTTATGGGACTACAGGTCTGGCTGGAAACATAATTCCTTCAATTTCTACTACAACTATTGGTTCTTCATCTTCTAATATCAATACTATTTTTACATCTAATGTCCAAGCTTATACATATAAACTTGCTGATGGATCTGCTTTAGTACTTGATTCATATACGTCTACTTCCACATCGAATGTGCCAACATCAGCTGCATTGAATACTGTTTATACTAATATGTTCCCTAAAACTGGTGGTATTCTTACCGGAGATTTAACAATATCGGGAAATTTTACAGTTTCTGGAACAACAACAACTGTCAATACAGAATCATTGCTTATTACTGATAACATTATCATGCTCAATTCTAGTCTATCCAATTCAGCTCCTCCTTCTAATCTGGTTGGAGGAATTGAAGTGGAACGCGGAACCCTGTCAAACTACTTTTTTGTATTTGATGAGAGTTCTCAATATTTCAAAGTAGGAATGTCTAATCAACTACAAGTTGTATGTACACGTGAAGAAACAATGGATTCAGGATATGCATATTATAATAGCTCTTTAAAACAACTAGTTAATAGAAATCCACAATATTCTGACTTGAGTGGGGCACCTTGGCAGTATGTCAGTTATAGTAATAATTCTAGCAATATTGTATTTACTACAGACAGTAATGTTCCTAATGTAGGTATTGGTACCTCTAATCCTGATTATAAATTAACAGTTAATGGACAAATATATGCTTCTGATGATATTACGGCATTTTCTGATTCCCGTATGAAGGAAAATCTGGTCAAGATTCCTGACGCATTGAGTAAAATTAAACAGATTAGTGGATATACTTTTACTCGTAAAGATATGGACAATAGCAAACATTATGCTGGGGTTCTTGCACAAGAATTACAAGCAGTATTACCAGAAGTAGTTTATGAAAATTCTCAAGGCATGTTGAGTGTGGCATATGGCAACATTACCGCTCTTTTAATTGAAGCTGTTAAAGATCTTAATGAGAAATGTGAACTTTTGCGAAACCCCGCTACCTAAGACCTTCTGTCAGATTCTGTAGATCATTTGTGCTTCACTTGTTTGTGAGCGTTGCATTAATAATTTTTTTAAAAAAAAGACACAGATTTGTTTTCTTGTAAATCCGTAATGCTTTTTGGTACAATGCTACAATATGTACCAACCAAATACATCACTTCATCCCATATATCTATATTCAATTTAAATTAAAGTAAACTTTAAAGCAAACAAGCCTGCCTGTTTATCAGACGCCGATTCCAAATATGACACAGATTTATGTTTTTGTAAATCCGTAATGCTTTTTGGTACAATACTACAATATGTACCAACCAAATACATAACATCATCCCAAATATCTTGTGTTGGAATAAAAGGACCTGGGCTATTTGAATACTGACACTCAATAAACCGAAATGCTTTCTGACAAACTCCTTGTAAATTAAATTCCATGACAAATGGTTGACCACCAAATGGTATGTTATTAATTGGCAGATATTCGCTTACAGAAGAATCTAAATTATAAACTGGTAGGGATGTAATACTTGAATTTGCATTTACAATATAATATCCGGTAAGATATACCTTATCATTTGATGTACATATCAATGAATTTATGAATGCAAATGCATCTACCAACAGATTTGTAGACCCACATATTGTGCCCGAGGCATTGATTTTGATCAGAAAACATTTGTTAACTGCAATTGGTAATGTATATGTACTATTTAGTGTTCCATCCATATTGTACAAATTTGCTGTACTCGTTGCTGAGTAATTTCCGGCAATGTGAATTGATTGTTGTGAATCAATGCATATACCTTTTATTGAATTTCCTGATGACGAAAACAATTTTCCACCCTTTGTACACACACCTGTTGTTGTATTGTATTCTATTAAGAAGCAAGTACTACTACCACCTATAGTTATACTTGACATTGTGTTGTCAAAGTTGTTCACATAACCTGATCCGTTATGCTTCCCACATATTAATAACCTATTTGTATTATCAAAATACATACACGTTGTTGTACAATTTCCTGAATTATTGACTATTGGCACAGCATAAACCAGTGCTTTTGTTGTGATATTATATACTAGAATGAAACCGTTATTGGTAGCACCACTTGTTAATGCTAACCCTGATATTGTCCCATCAAGGTTCTTTAGGGCTACACTTGATCCACTTGTGTAAGTACCTACAAGGTATAAGAAACCATTTTTTGCTGCTACTTGTGTTACAGCTCCTACCCCATCAAATAATGACCCACCATATACACATTCACCAGCAGTACTATATATGATTATGTAAGGTTTTGCTCCAACCGTTTCTGTCAAAGTAAATGAAGAACTACTTCCATCTAGACCATATATATTACTTGCTTCTCCTTGATAACTACCTGCTACAATTATTAAACTATCTGTACATGTTACAACTATGGTTTCTGTTAGGTTGTTTTCTCTAATTGCGGTTGCTCCTGTAGCTGTACCATCTTTATTGTATTTAAAGCAATATAAACGTAAACCTTTTTTCGTTGATGCTGGCATTATCGGAGCTATGCTTTGATTACCTGCATAAAATGATGGAATAGTGAAAGACTTGGTTGAGTTATACCTTCCTACTATGATCAAGTCCCCAACAGAATTCACACATGCGCTAACAGAATTATCAAATTCTATGAATTCAGTTGGTATTACTGAACGAGTTAATGTACTGCTTTCATAAGACAACAGATAACCTAGATTAACATTAGCAGTAATCACCCGATTTCCTACATATATGCCTGTATTTTCACTTCCATCAAGGTTGTACACTTTTGTGTTTGCACTTAAACCACTTGTATGACTTACAATGTATCCTGATATATATATTGCATTATTAAAATGTTTTATACTGGTTGGTGAATAATTAAACCCTAATTCACAGTATAAATATGTACTTCCACTATTACACATCCCTGTGCTTAAATTGTATTGCACTATATAGCACATTCCATTATTTGATAAACTTACGGAACTCGTCGTACCGTCAAAATTTCTTACCCCTGTTGCTGATGTTGATATTTGAGTTCCACACAAATACAGTGTATCCGATGTAATACTACAGTTATATACATAGTCAACACCTGTTGCATCCAGTAATTTTACAGCTTGGGTGCATATTCCATTTGAATCATATCTTATGAGTACTGTACTTATTTTATTCGGGGCTGCAAGTGTTGTTGTGCTTGTTGAACCATCAAAATTTGTTATATTTACAGTTTCTGTTGCATTCATGGGTACAACTGTGTAGAAGTCATTATTGTAATGGAAACAACATATTGATTTGATATTTGCTGTTGTGACATTTACATTTGTCAGTGCATACGATAGTCCTATACATTCTCCACTAAAGTTATATACTGTTATATATGGTCTCTGTATACTAGTAGTAGTTATCGGTATATATTTAGAATTGGCACTTCCATCGAAATTCTGTGCATATGTTACTACAGCATTACTTGTAGTAACATACCCAACTACAAATAATGCAGTACTTGTAACTGACATTGCAAATGCATTGTTTTCTGCTGTTGTTGGGAATAATGCACCACCATATTCATATGTACCATTTGAACTGTATTTGTACATGAATGCTCTTTTAGTTGTATTTGTAAGTGAAGATGTTGTTCCATCAAAATGTGTAATTATTGTTGTTGTTGTTCCACCAGTTATCCCAGTTATATATATATTGTTATTTGGGTCACAACCTAATCCCTTTATATCTGATCCACCTGATATAGATGATGCTCCAACACACAATGTTCCTAAATACTTCAAAACAAATCCATTTGAAACTATTGGTACTGTAATACTTGATATTGTTCCATTCAGATTCAAGACTGAACTTGTTTCTACGGGGTTGAAATAAGTTCCAACTTTTTTTATACCACCAATTATATATAGAGTTCCATTTCCATCCAGACATAATGATGTTGCATATGCACCATTACATGCACCATTTAACAATAGTGTACCAAGAACACATTTCCCTGTTGAATCATATTTTGTTATAAATGCATTGCTTCCTGTTCCTGACTTCAAAACGATGCTACTATTTGAACCATCTAGATTTTGTAATACAACATCCCCAATGACATATGAAATCCCTACCATATATACATTGCCATATGAGTCAGACACCATATCATTGACTTGAAGGTTTCTGTTCTCACAAATTGAAAGTGTATTTATGCACCTTCCTGATCCAAGATTTTTCCCCTTCAACTGTGAAAAACTAACTTGTCCTTGTTTTTGCGGAATACCGTCTCCAATGCCATATAGACTAGATAATTTGAATTTTGATTTTACATTTTTGTTGGTTGCTTGGTTCAATTGCGAAAATTTAATGTTTGTGATCGGTAGAGCCATATATATATATATATATATATATATATATATATTGAAGAAAGAGTCAACAAGGCTTCAACATGGTCGAATTTCATGATTCCATCAGTCGCATCTTCTATGCTCCCTCCGTCATGCGGTGCAACCGAGGCCGAGGAGAACTTACTAAAAATGGAATTGTTGTTATGGGATCCAAGACATACTTTTCCATTCCTGAAACCAATAGACCACTTAAAAATAGAGTAAACATCTAATTATCAAAATCTTGCATTAAATCAACAACAAGGGTTAAATATTAATCTAGTGTTGCGGGACATGGGTTTTCGGTCATTGTGTTTACATAATAGTAGAATATTTATATTTTTAGGTTCTTTTCTTTCTTCAGGCCATGGGGCCGCCCGGTGGCTGGAAGAGTTACCCACTAAGGACCAACAATTTGAGGAGGATTTCCAATAGCTCTTGGAATTAAAATACGTGTGTTTTTCAGTCCATTTTCAATAGCTTTTTCCTCTTCATCAGTCGGATATGTATCAATATATAACTCATATAACATGTTAGCTGATGGCACAACTAATAATCGTATTTTACTTTTTTTAAACGTGTACATTTCTGTAGATTCCCACGTGTCTTCCCATTTCTTTTCTGTAAAAAGTTTTTGAAATATTACGTTTATTGTATCATTTAATTTTACAGCCTCAGAAGTCGGAACTTCTTCAGAATTTTCAAATTTTATAGGATCTTTCATTTGTTTAGATTTAGTATTCCAAATATCAACAACTTCTTTTGGTTGAACAACGGTTCCATTTTCTAACACTTGGTTTAACCATTTAGTAAACAAAAATACATAAAGTTGTTGAAGAGTTGGATCATTTTCTAAAGTTTCGTTGTAATAATACAAGAATTGTTGTTCCACTCCATTCAGCTGAGTATCGTTTATACTTGTAATCGATTCTTTTAATCTTGTCTTATATGTATTATGTGCTAGGTTAATAGGATCAAATTCAATGTCACTTATTGCTTTCAAATATTGATATTGATCTTCTTCTTCGTTTAATTTTCTTATTCGTTCTTCTTCTGCTGCATATAATCCAAGCAGTTGTTTAATATCATTATTCTTATTATGAATATATTGAATATATCTCAAGATTTTTTTATTAACTGTAAATTTTATTAACGATGTCGTTAAATCAGCTAAGTTTTTAGTGATTGTACGTACTTCTGCTTGTTTAATTGTGAAATAATCTAAAAAAAATTGGTCTTTTAGTCTTTGCTCAATATCACATGTTATGTAATTAAAAAATTTACTTAGTAATAGTTTATCATTATCATCTATTTTTTTTAAAGTCAAATGAAAGATTATATTTTCATTCAATGAAATTTTTATGTGTCGGTCCATATCCGTATTGTATTTACGCTTTTCACAAATTATCAATAATTTTTGTAAAAGGTATATATTTTTAAAATCTATAAAGACATGTGTTTCTAAAGGAGAACGGAACGCTAAGGTTGCAATTGTTTGTATATAATTAATTAAAAATCTAACCTTCTGCAATTGCTGATCATCAATTATTTGATCAGCAATTACAGTTGTGTGATGTCTTACAGTTTGACTAAAAGCTTTACTGATCAATGCTATGTTGGCTGGTTTGCAAATTTTATTATTATTTAATACTATGCTCATGGCTTTTCTTGCTATATCAATTCCGTCGTCTTGTGGACGGTTTATTACAGGGTTTTTTACACCTTGTAAGTGATCCGTTTTACCAGTCGCAGGATTTATATTATAAACAATAGTATTAAATGTACGGTTTGAAGAGTCTGATATGCTTTGCAGTGTATTTAATAGTGGAGGATCATTAGGATTATTAGGATTTAATACTGGTAGCACTTTATTTCTAGCCATAACTTTTTTAATGATTTTTGATAAATTTGATAAATTTACTCCTCCCGTTTGTTTTTTGAGTTTGTATTTTTGACTTGTTTTTCTGTTTGAATTTACTCCTCCCGTTTGTTTTTTGAGTTTGTATTTTTGACTTCTGTTTGAATTTACTCCTCCCGTTTGATGTATTTTCTCTAGAGCTTCAATTAATTCATCCCAGTTGTAAATTTTAGGTTCGTTTATTTGTTGCATTGTATGTATATATATATATTTAAATTTTTTTCTTAGTGGGGCGTGACAATTAATAGTATGTTGCCGACTCCGCGGACTTTGGGGGTGTTGGGTGGGTGTGCGAGCCAGATTCTTTTCAAGCGTGAGGCCATGACCTGAAGGGTTGTAGGGGCAGTGGGTCAATGGGCTGTAGAGGTTGTAGGGATTCCTTCAGTCGCATTTTCGAAGCTCCCTCCGTCATGTGGTGCAGCCGATGCCTTTAGGCCGTAGGGGCGGCACATTTTGTCTCGTTGAAGACATATCAACTCTAATTTTTGTCTCTGCTAGTTTTCAAAAACTAATTCACGACAACCTTCATATTTTTGTTTGAGAGGGTTTACAAGAAAGAAAGCCAGATTCTATGGTGAACCCACAAACTTGGAAGAAAAAACAATGCAATTTATACGAGAGAGGAATAATTTCATACAAAATGGTTATGAGTTTGTATCAATTCATGTGCGTTTCCCCAACTTACCCGTGTCCCAATTTTTTTGCCCTTCCATATTCCTTATTTTTCGATATTTCATCACTTGGATTTTGTGTAACTTTGCTTTGGGCTTTTTGTTGGCTTGTTTTGTGACATAGATCACTTACAACACCCATGAAACCTACCTAGCCCTATGCGCTCTATACAAATGATGGGTGCAAACCAGGCAGATGATCCTGGAAGGGCGAGTATATAGGAGGAAGGAAACATGATCTAGTAAAGGATCCTGGGAATCCATGCAACAATCTCTTGGAGTATTTGTCTACAAATGCGATGCAATATGGAATGAATATTCAAAAGAACGAATTAAGAATGAGATTATATGGAGGCAAGAGACTGTACAAGAAGTAAAATATATAATGGCAAAACAGACTTCTTACAAGCACAACCAATGATTCCTTGGGGATTATACAAAAGTCAAAACTATAATAACTACAATAATAGTTAGTTGTACCTTGTCAAATTATCAAATTCGTGAGTAACTGATAATGCGTATGACTTAATATTAGTAAGTAGTGATAGATCTTCAAGCACTTGATCAAAGTTATCTTGTGTCATGTTTGCCAAGATTTCTTGGTGTTTCTGTAAAAATGAGTATGAAAACAGATACTTGTTAAAAACTGTGTTGCTATTTGGTTTTATGTCATAATATGGAAACAAATATAGTTGCTTTTCTCCATTATGTGCATTCTTTGTTCTTTTGCCTTCATCAATTAATTTTCTTTCTGAAATAAGATAGCACAGGTCAGTGTCTATAATGTTAATCCACATTATATCATTGTCTCCGATGCTATATGGTTGAAAACCACGGCAATGACATACAGTATACATATTTTTATGCTTGTGTTTGGATGTTACTTTTTCTTGGATTTTTACATCATTAATCATAAAGTCATATGGAAGTTTTTCTATTTCTGGATAAATGAACACAATCTTATTAAGCAACTCTTCACGTTGCTTGACATACATTTGAGATCTTTTATTATACACTGCAATTGGACAGTTGATATCATAAAAGGTTTTGTGACACTGTGCTTTAGAATGAAAGAAAGTAAGAAGAGTAGAGACAATGTTCTTACTTGTAACCTCATTCACATCATATTTGGATCTTGTACGACCTATGCTCAACCTACAGACTTGGATAGCATTGCCATCAATAATCCAACATTTGTTGTCAAGATTTCCGTACAATACAACAATCATGTCTGGATATTGTTTCTGTAGAGAAAATTGATAATTGTTGCTCGCTTTAGGGTTAGGTCTATCACGGGTTTTAAGTTGAACAGGTAGCCATGAATCATTCAATAAAGTTTTTGGCTTAACAGCAAAGTCAGCAAGAGTACCTTCAACACATTTATTGACATCAAAATCGTTTACAATTAAAGCTCGAAATGCACAAAAGCCAGCGTATTCAATTTCATGTGGATCTGTATGATGATGTGCATTCTTTAAGCGAGTACTAATTTCACTCCTTATGCAGTTTTTGCAATACTGCCCAGCTAATTTGTGCTTGAAATTATCAAACCGAGATTCACGTTCATGTCCACACATTGCTATGATTCTATAGTTATGCTTCATAGTCATATGATTTGTAGTATACTCTTCATAAGTTGTAAGCAGAGTGCAACCATTGTCTTCAAAACATTTCTTGATAGAATTATAATGCGCCATTATAGTTATTGTGAATGCAAACACTAATATGTTTGTCAAATTTTAAGAGAGTGAACATTACTTTAGGATGTTTGAATATATTAGTAGTAGGTGTATCACAAGTACAATATTTCAATAAAACTATATAGAATTATAATGCGACATTCTAGTTATTGTGAATGCAAACACTAATATTTTGGTCAAGTTTTAAGAGAGTGAAAGTTACTTAAGGCTAAGCGAATATATTAGAGTAGGAGTGTTTCTCAAATACACTTCTCAAGTCATTTTTTTATAATGTATTGCCAATGTGGTGGAGTGGTCAAACACGAGCCGCTTAAGACGGCTTCCTCGTTAAGAGGGCCTGCGTTCGAATCGCAGCGTTGGCAATACATATTTGAGGGGCTGAACTTAATATCTTTATATCCACAATACAACCCATCTAAATTGTGGATTAATCAGTTTCTCAAGCCAAACCTCAAGCAATCTATTTAAAAAATTGACATTGAATATTTTATAAATAATTGATTATCATCTTCCAATATGGCTTATACATGGGATACTCCTGATAATATAGCTTCCTTGAAGCAATCATGTTCAAACGTTATTTTTAAGCACATTCTTGCCCATATGGACAAGAACTCATTCAATTTTGGATTTAATATGTTGATGAACACAGTTGTTCTACAGGACTTTGAAAACGTCAAATTGGCCATTCATATGATGAAAGAACTTACTGAAGATGATCTAGGAATTGCGTTGTGTTTTGCTGCTCTTTGTAATAAAGAAGACAACATGCTAGAATTGATTGTTGCAAAAGCAGACGTGAACTACCTAAATGGAGCCCCATTGCAAATTGCACGCAAAAAAGAACATCAAAACATTATCAACTGTTTGATAGCTTTTCATGCATATGATAAATAGCGTTTGACAAGTATTTTCATCACCAAACAAAAGAGAAAAATATATTTTTTCTATTTTAAAAATGAACGGTTGGATTAGGCTGAGATTAAGTGAAACCCTGCATGACAGATGGAGCTTCCCATGAGTTCTCGATGAATGAACTAGACTTGAAGGAGGGGGAACCCCATGTACTTGAATCCCATCGCGTCTCCTGTGGTTGCTGTGCTATTTTCTCAGCAATATTGCGTTTGTGGTCGGAGTTGCCACCTACTCACGCATATATTCAACAGATTAAAAAAATACTCATGCCTGAAGACAACGAAGATGCAATTCTTCTTCAAATTGCTGATCATCCAGGCTTAGATGAACATAATAATATAGTGATTAGTTGGTAAGCTCACACAGGCACATATATGTGATATTATTTTGTATAATTAAAATATAATTTTGAGATCAGCAAAATATAAAAACAATAAGAAGTTGAATATAAAATTGGTCGGATTAGAAAGCTATGACCCAAACATCTAAGCACCATATACTTCATAAGTTTTGCAATTACGCCAGTGAACAGACGGTATATCTTTTATTGCTTGTTGACATGAGTTTTCTGGTTGATATACATCATCACTAAAGTGTTCTTTTGGTAATGATGGCACCTGGCTTATAGGAGTAGGTAAGCAAGGACGATGATTGTCTTTAGCAACTAGTCTGTAATTAACATTAAAATCAAAAGGAACTAATGCTTTGTCTTGTGGATTCTGGCAAAGCCATTCCCATCGATTCCATCCAGTACACCTTAATGTTGCTGGAGGATTACTTATTCGAGTACCTTCATTTGGTAATGATTTGCAATCAGGCATATTTACAATCTCACATGTAGGAGTTACAAATGGAACGTACTTTTGGCTTGGACAATTACTAGCTTTTCTAGTGATACCAAGCAACTCACTATCTACATCAACACGTTTATATTGATCGCATGATGAAACACCCCCTTTTTGACTTTGAGTTTGTGGGTCTTTAGGGAAGCATGAAAGACATTCAATAGAAGGCGTGTTTAACATATAATCACCAACCCCAACACTTTGTGTCAAGTTATGTTGATAAGTGCAATCATCATAGTTTAGCCTGTTAAAGCTCATTGAATTCCTATACGTTATTATTATTATACTAGAAATAAAAGTTTGATTTATTATTTTACACCACATCGGTATGTTTCAAGAGGAGGAGCTTGTGGAACACTACCATATTGAATCATTTGGCAAGGTTGAAGATGTTTTTGAGAAATGTCTATTGCTGGGTGTGTAACTGGCTTGATATATTCCTTTCCTTGAATTACTTGTCCCTGAGGTGGAATATACTTGTAAGATGGGCAGTGGGTGTTTGGTCTATTCTGTCCGCGCAAGTCATTTTCAAGGTCGACAAGATTGCCAGATATATGAGATACAGCAGTACCCCCAACGATACCTACTTCCATACGGCATTTATTACAGTTTTCATATCTGATAGGGTCAAGAATATAAGAAAGAGGGGCAACACTCTGTTCTAGTTCTGAATTGTATGCACAAGAATCATAAATCATTCTGCTCATGCTCATTGTTGTAGATGTAATAATTTATATTATATAAACATTTTTAAATGGAATTCGTTTTAGCAATTCTTCTTCTGGTTTTTTCGTTGTTGCATAAAAATATCTTTTGATGGTTTTCCAATTGCATGTTCATCCATTACAACAGATGCATTTTTTATATATTGGTGCATACAATCAGTAAGAGGAGCATGGTGACCGAGTTCATATTCAGCCAAATTGTGACAGTCTTTGTTTAAAGATGTATCAATACCTTGTATCAGTTGTGTTTCAAGATTAGGAACCAAAATACCTCGTCCAAGGTTAGGAACTGCGGTAAATGTGCGGGTACACAACTGTTGGTTCTCAACAGCTCTGAGCTTTTGATCAAGTTTGATCTTACTATCAGCATCAATTATGCCACAGTCAATACCGTAACCTATATTGTATCTTAGGTTGGGATATTCGACTGCTAGCTCGGATGCATTTTGTAACATTTGACAGTCATTGAAAGTGTTAAAAATACTATAGTTCATAAGAGATTCATTTTCAATGTCACGTGCTTTAATTGCACAAACATCCATAGACATTTTATTACCATTATCGAAATATCGCATCAGTATAAATTTATATTTACACACACAATAAATTAGCGCCGCCAATCAAAACTCAATACACCTGATTCTTTAACTGTTTGTCCAGGGTTGTACAACCAGTTTGCAAATTCAGATTGCTGGTTAGGAATCGTTGTAGAAGGCATTGTGTGGAATTGTACATCTGATAGAGTTCTATCATACACTGCCTCAACATTCTTTGGAACAGTGTCATTTACAAATTTCTTTATATCTTGTCGTGCAACTCTTTGTGTAGCTTTACATGCTTGAGGCCTGTTGGGAAAATCCTTATAATCTGATATGAGGACATTCATGAATGGATTTTCTTGTGTTGGCTTCAAACACATTTCCTTGGTTTTTGAATTTTGATCAACATTTAATTTTTCAAGTAGTTTTGATTTAGATTGTTTATTTTGGAGTTCATGATTATAAATAAATATTGTAAAAAATGCAACAAATGCAGGAAAGAAAAGAGCTCGTATATCACTTCGTAAAATTGCTATAACTATTCCAAAATATAACGAAAAACGAAATGCATCGTTCATTTGTGCTTCAATTGAACTTTTTCCATCAGGGATAAAGTCGAGTATGGAGTCCATATCCATTATATAACCTAGAGGGTCTTTGAACCATATTTGCTCAGGCTTGCTCATGGAAACACTCTTATACTCTGACAACAAAAAATGCATGAAAGATCTATCATGAATGTGCTAAGAAATATCTTTAATATCAATAGCAGTTATTGGTAGTGATTTTATACTGTTTAGTAAAAATTCTTCAATTGTTGGAGTTGTGACAAGTGTAACTGACTGTTTTGCTCTTGTGACTGCAGTATAAAACCATCTTCTATCTAGAACAGCCATCATTTTTTCAACTTCATAGCATGGCACTATGATATTTTCACACTCGGAACCCTGAAGTTTATGACAAGTCATACAGTATGATAGTTGTACATCTCTTAATTCACCTTGATATACTGACTGTTTGTTATTGTTCCATTCAATGATAATCGTCTTGTTTGTAATCTGTTTCACAATTCCTTGCATCGCATTTGTACATGTATCATTATTTTCTCCACAAAAAACTACTTTGTCTTTTTCATAAAAACCTTGAAGTGTATTTGGTCCAATCAATTGTTTTCTCAAAAGATTTTGCTGTACCCACTTGTTGATTTTGAAGACATCTCTGTTTTGCCATGCAATGATCTGTGTTGTATTTGGGTTGAATCCTTTACCTTTACTAATTAGTTTCCCTACCTCTGTATTAATTGCTTTGTCATCTGAACACGATATTATATGTACATTCTCAGATGATTTAGGCATTGCACCACTTCTGATCATTTGATATGCTTTAAACAAGTCAGGCTTGTCAACACGATAACACTTTGTCAAGTTATTAACATTAAAGTGTTTTTCAATAAGAAACCTAAATATTTCGCCACGTCCAATTGGTGGTAGTTGCATATCGTCTCCTACAAATAGAAGTTGAAATCCATTAATGGCTTTAGATATTAAAAGTTGTGCTAATTGTCCCATAAGTTCTAGATCGACCATTGAAGCTTCATCAATAAGGACAAATAAAGGTTTGTTGAAAGAAGTAGTTTTTGATTGCCCAAGGATAAAGCTGTGGATTGTAGATATGATTAATGACGGATTTTGGATTGCGATTTTCTCATTTAAACAATTTTTTGCTTTGTGTGTAAATGCTAAACAGTATATATCGACCAATTGTATCTGAAGCAATGACTTGATCAAACCTGACATGGTTGTTGTTTTTCCAACACCAGCTCCTCCTTGTAAGATACTGAACGGTCTTTGTAGGATGTTTTGCACTGTTTTGTTTTGTGTGGAATCTAAAAAGTCGTCATTTGTATGAGCAATATTGAATGAAGACGATTTAGTAAATAGATTTTTGATTGCAATTTCATACTCATTTAATTGAACATATGTGTACATGGATGTATGTGTTGGATGTTTTCGCATATATTTAAACATTTCTTCAACATCCAAGTCGTATTGATGAGCGTAGATACATATTGTTTTCAATGGCAAATAAAGTTTATTTTTATTAATCAACCAAAGTATCCAAGTTGCAAAATTATAACGCTTAGCAAACAGTACATCTGTTTCATCTTTCAGTAAAGATTTATTTTTTAAACTACATACTAGCTTATCTCTGATTGCCAACATTTTACGCGGTTCTTCTCCAAAAGAATCCTTCAAATATGGATTATCAGATAGCGTATGTAAGTTTTTACAAAATACACTCCATTCTGCTATGTCAGTAAAAACATTTTCAAATATACAGTCTTCAAATAATGGGATGTGTTTTTCAGCTATGTGTTTTTTGAACCACATATCTATGTCTTTTTTTTCAATTCCCTTACTCATTAAGAAGTCAACAGCAAACAGATAAGCCATTGTAGATCTTTTACATGAGACCTTTTCAGCTATATTATCTATCAATTTTTTTTATATTGCTACTGGCTTCAAGTCATCAGAATATACTGGCTTTCTTACAATCGCCAAACCTGGATTTAAAGGGAAGTTTAATATCTGAAGATCAGGAAAATCTTTTTTTATTTGAATAACTGTTTTGTAACAATCATTACACAAGTGTGGTTTTAAATACTCTTGTAAACAAGGATATGTATCATGTAGGAAAATGTATCCGCCAGGTTGGATATACTTGAAAATATTGCAAAAATCCGTGTATGCACTCTTGAATGAATGGTCAGCATCTATGAATGCAACAGAAAATATAATTGTAGGCAGAACATTAAGCGAAAACTCATCAGTTTTCATTTCATAAAAAATTACATTAGGTGGTAGAGAGTTGGCTCTTTTTTCAATATCAACACCATAAGCTACATTAGCTAATTCTGCAATTCTCTTTAGACTATGTCCCAAACTGACTCCATACTCGAGATAATTAAATTTAATATTAATTTTTTCAATAATACACATCATTATGAAAACATGATCAACAGTTTCAGGGGGATATGGGTCTAAGCGACGATATATAGGTTCTTTTGAAGTATCAAATTGTATAACATTTTGATCATTATCGAGTAACCATGCAATATCTCTAATTGCCTTTTTAACAATAAAAATATCAGCTAATTGCATCACTTCCATATCTGTTCTTTTTTGAAATCCAGTTGGAAAACTCTTGCAAACAAGAAATCCATCTTGAACTAAATTTTCAAATAATTTTGCATCAAAAATGTCAGTTTCGACAAACTCATTTTCATTTTTAGGTTGAATACATTGTATCAAATAAGCAATCAAACTTTGCATTTTATTATTTAATTATTTAATTTACAGCTTGGAAAACGCATTATTTCCATAGCAACTATAGTGAAGGATTTGCATAGTCATCAGAGCTCTCTTACAAACAACTTACTTGACCGATTGTGATCATGAATAAAGTGACAATGATGTAAATCCTCACCACATAAAAGTACTTTTTCTTTTGTCTGTAATAAATGGTGAGGCTCACTTTCAAGATGACATTTTCCAAACATTACTAATGTAATGTCATCCTTTGGATCCAGTAACATTTGATTGAATTCATCTTGACTTGTTCTTAAATGAGCTGGTAATATCCTTGAATAGTTAAATCCCTTTCCATAAATATTCTTACATTTTTCCTCGGGAAAGTCATCATACATGTAATCATCATTTGGTGTGCTAATACAACGTTTTCCTAATAATCTTTTTAGGCCCTGTAATATCATCAAAGATTGGTAGTCTGGAATGTAAAAGTTGTAATAAACTAGTTTAGTTTTACTATTTTCAGAGTAATCAAAATTACAAATATCCAATACCGTTTTTGCGACAACTCTACTAGTCAGATGTTGTTTTGCATGATCCACAACCTTGTCTAATAATTCATAATATTTATCGATAGGAAAAATATTCATGTCAATGGTTCTAGTATGAATATCAAATCCAGGAAGCTGCATCGCCTCCAATACTAGTGATTTTGGAAAGTTTTTCATTGTATTTTCAGGACAACTGGACAAATCGATAAAAAAAGGCATACAGCCTGCAGCTATTATCTCATAATGACGCATACAATCCCATCCTCCTTTTTTCCACGTGAAAGCATAGAAACAATCACTGTAATGCTTGTTATATTCTTCTTCACTATTAAAAGTATAAGTTGAGAAATCACCAGGGATTAACGATGAAAATGCTGTTGATTTGTTTTTTACAATTGTTTTAACAATCTTATCTTCATCAATACAAAATGAAATTGGGAAAACATTACTCATTCTTGATTTAAAATAGAGAACTAAAAATTATTTATACAACCAACCCACAAAATCACATTACTCTGCAGTAAATACTCATTTGTTTTGTCTATCTAAAAGCTTTTGTTTTAATTCTGATCTTTTGGTTTGTACTCGCACTTGGTTTGTATTCACTTGAACCTTGGAGTTCTTACCCCCACCTCCCATATTTTTCATCATTTCTTGCATCATTGGGTTGTTAAAAAGAGGGTTGTTTCCATTTTTATTAAACATTTTTAGCATTCCTAGAGCCTCAGACATTAGGTCTTCTTGTTTTAACTCGCCTGAACTTATCTTTTCATGGATTTTTGTTCCCACTTTTCCTATGATGTCACTAATCGGGCTATTTCCATTAAACATATTGCCAACATTGAGAATATCTTCAGGTTTTTGAATGTTTAAAGATGATATATCAATATCTTTTGAAATTTCCTGTGCAAGTGCGCCTATTTTTGTATTGGTGAGAATGTCGGCGGCATTATCCATAAACTCACTAGTTTCATCTGATCCTGTGTCTGCATAGCAGGACTTGACAGCTTTAATGTTTTCAAGGAGACTTTTAATATTCTTATCATAAATTGTGCTCAAATCCAAGTCTTGACCTTTTTGAATACTATTCATGCTACTGACATATAATTCAAATAATGTACTCTGTTCATCTTCATCTGTGTGTTCGAAAAGGGCCGAGAAAAGTGTGAAAATATATATATAATATAAGAATGAATCCTTGTCATCTATGTTTGTTATAAACTCTTTAACGGATATATTGCCAATGACCAGATTTTGAATTGATTCAAGGTTAAGTAAGTCGGTATATGGTGTCTTGTAGATTGTTTTAATAACTTCATCTTTATTGATTTGTTCTGTGAATTGTACGATATGCTTTGTAGTCTGTAAGTTTTGAACTTTACAAAATGTATTCAGCTCCTGCAGTGTAGGGTTACTTTCAAGAACGTCTTCAATAAACTCGAAAAAATATTTGTTGAAGACGAATATAATTTTGTCTTTAATGCTTGACATTGATTTTTATAAAACAAATATGAAAGTCTTAAGTGCTGATTATTATATAGTATTTTATTGACATTTTCTGTTTAAAACCAAAAGACATTGCATATATTTCCAAACTACTTGTTTGTTATCTGTATCCATTCCTTTCCACATTTGCTTTAATTTTTCAACAAATCTTATATCTGTTACAGTTGGATCGTACGACTCTGTAAGAAAAAATTCCTCATTTTTATCTAGCAGAAACTTTTCATATTTAGATGCAATATGCTCGTTGAATACTTTTTGGGGAAATGTTTGATCACATGATAAAGACCATTTCAACAAATCAGCACAGACAACAAATTCGCTTTCTTCAGGATATGCAAGTATTAAGTCATTCATAAACTCCAAAAGTTTAGCATTAAACAGAGCGCATGGGATCATGGTGGCTGGAATGTTGTTATCACTCATTATTAAGCTCAAGTTCTTCTTAAATTATTTTTACTGTTTGGTCATATCTTTAATAAGACGCATATCATCATCACGTTGGGCCATATATTTTTCTAATATTGCAGAGTCCGATTTTTTGCTTTTATTTGAAATTTCACTATCTTCAGGAGTTTGTATATGATTTATTTCAAAATCTCCAAGAGACATAAAATCGGTTGTTGAACAAACTTGCAAGCCATTATCATCAATAAAACAAAACGATCCAGTTGATGCTTCATTGTATGATAGCAATCCTCTATTATGCTGCTTGAATAACTCCCTCAAAAAATTGTCTAAATTGTCATCTACGAATATTTCTTTCTTGTGGGGGTGATAGATTAATGGAACGCGGTCAACAAACTGTGGAATATTCGGATATGAATCTATACAAATTGTTAAAAATTCTTTTGAAAGATTTTGTTTTGATATTTGTCCTAACACTTCTTTGGAGTATTTGCAAAAATTGCTGAAGAATATAATATAAGTATGTGAAGCCATGTTAAAACCTAATGCGATGTTTTTTGATTACCAGTGTACGCAAAAAATTGAATTGGTTGAATTCAACATACTTAAATAATGTATACGAATACAGTAAATGCAATCCAGTACAATGTTTAGTAGTCTATTAACTTTAACGCCTCTAAATAAGATAGAATTTCATATTCATAACATTGATGTAGGTATAGTCAATGCAATCAGACGTGTCATCTTGACAGATATTCCAACCGTTGCTGTCAGTTTTGACCCATATAACAAAGATCTGAATGACACAAAATTTATAATTAACACATCATCGTTACACAATGAAATGCTTGGACAGCGAATGTCTATGATACCTTTGCATATCGATCCTGATCAGTTTGATCCAAGCAGATTCAAGTTTTCAATTGAAAAAAAAAATGTATCAACTGAACCACTCTTTGTTACAACCGCTGATATCCATGTCAGATATGACGGAAAACTTGATACAGATATGCAAAAAAATATTTTTCCAGTTGATCCTATTTCCAATGCACCAATCTTAATCACCAAGCTTAAACCAAATCTGTTTAATCCTGATCTTGGAGAAGCACTTCATGTCGAGTTCACAGCAAGAGTAGGAACTGCTGCGTTGAATGCATGTTGGTCTCCTGTATCATTATGCTCATACAATTTTGTTGTAGATGATAAAAAAGCAGAGACTGAACTTACTAAGAAACTAGAAGGAATTACTGATGAAGAAAAAATCCAAAATATAAAAAAAATATTTAAAACTCTTGATCAATATCGTTATTTCAAGACAAACAGTGTCAATGAACCAAATGAATTCACTTTTACAATTGAGTGTGAAAATGGCATGAAGCCACATATATTGTTTGTTAAGGCTATAAATATTTTGATCCAGAAACTTCAAAGATTAATTGGTGATAATGATGCAACATCCGTTCAAATTATAAATGAAGCAACTCACTTTTACATGCTGACTGTATTTGCTGAAGATCACACACTTGGTAATTTGCTTCAAACATGCCTGTATAAAAACTTTGTTGCTGTGAATAACACAAGTCAGAATCTAACTTATGTTGGTTATAATGTACCCCACCCACTTGAACAAACCATGATTCTAAAATTGAAATTCAGCAAAGAAACAGATGTAAAAAGGTTTGTTGCAGAGGCATGTGAGTTGTTTATTGGTAATTTAAAAGAAATTTTACAAAAGTGGAACCTCTTCATTGGAACAAGCAATAGTACAGAGGATCAGGATCATCCTATATTGAATAAGAAAACATCCACAAGCAAGAAAAAAATTGTCAAATTTGAAAACATATGATAACATTAGCGTATATTTGCAAAAAGCATGATTTAATTATAATTTTACGAGTACATTACAACAGACTCAATTAATTTTTTCTATCCAAAGCTAGAATGCATAGTGAGAGCCCACAACCCATCAGCATTAGCTTTCTATTTAGTATAAAAAATATCATGCTCATGTAAAACAACTCTGTCATGGATGATGTTACTCATGATACAGATTCTGAATGGGAATTCAACGACAGTTTTGAAACTATACCATATTTTGATCTAGTATTTGACGATGATATATTTGTTATGGATAAAAAAGAAATTGGTAAAGATATTGGTCAATTGTTAACATTCAATTCATTAGATACATCCAATGTAGGAAAAAATGCACAAGCGCTTGTTGACATTTTTATGGTAAATGAACTTCCACATGTAAAATTTATTGCTGAAAAAAACCAAGTAAATGAATATCTGTCAAAATTGCCTTCAAGTATCAAGCCAGTCGTACATTTTAAAAAGAATGTTTATACTGACATTTCGGCTCTAAATGGAAAAACACAGAAGATGTCCTACATATATTCAGAAGATTCCAAGCAAGAAAAAACCAAACACTTTTTACAGCAACTGTTTCAATTTCATAAAGACATTACACATAATGCAGCCTCTCGAGATCTTATCTTACAACGATTATATTCACCATTTGATCAATCTGACAAGACTCATCAGCATACAATGCATTTTTCAGAATGTGTTGATGCCATCTTTCTTTGGGAAAATGATGCTGGTGAAAAAATAAATGAAGAAGCGAGAATTTTAGAAAATGATAGATGTTTTTTATCTGGTTTATGTTTTGATTTTGCTTCAAATACAAGAAATACAAAGCCTGTTATCTTCAACCTTTCTGAGTATGAAGATTTTATCAACAATTTGAAAATTGGGGATACTGTTTACTTATTTCCATCTAGAACAATGTTATCACCAAGCATCGTAGATATGAAACGAAAAGAAGGCAAAATTATTGGAAAAAATGAATACAGCATGACAATTGAAGTGTCAGGAGATCAAATAATTCTTCAAACAGCAAATATTGTAAATATGTTAGATTGCTCATTTTCGTTAGGAAGCAAAACCACCACATATTATAAAAAATCGGATTTGTTTAAAAGTAAATCGATTGTGATTTACAAAAAAAATGGTGTGTACAGTTTTCCAAGAAAATTACTCGAAGTACTTCTACCAACAGCAGCTGAAGTATTTAGTTTAAACCCAAATTCAAAAAATGTCTTTAACTTGAACGATATGCGTCTTCTTCCAGTCAAACTTGTTACAGATCAAGATGCTAAAGACTTCAAATCATTATTAGAAACTAATATTACTTCATTGGCACATCCAAAAAATATTCAAAAAGAAAAATCTACATTTATAAATTCATTCAAATCATCTGCAAAGTTCTTGCAATTTAATTTCCCATTTGCAAATACATATCAAAACACAGAGTTTGGTCGGACACATTTTTTACATCATTACAATCTTATTACACAGCAAATATTTGAATGTATTAACATTGATAAGCCAAATAACTCTAGAATCAATAATATTCCAACAACACTATACATATTTGAAGATGAAAAATTAGACTTGACATCTCATGGTGCTGTTGTAAAACATGTAAATGATGTTGACAAAATTAAACCTCAAACCCTTCAAAAAAAGTCATGTGTGGTTTTCAATCCAGGTAGTACTAATACATATGTTTATGTACCCGATATAAACAATGACATGATATGGAGTTTTTCAGAAGTATTTTCACAAGATCTGAATAAAACTTTAAAACAAATTAAAAGTTTCACAAAAATCGAACTTACTTTTACAAGTCTTTCAAATGCTTATAAAAAGTTACCAACATCTGAAAATGAAAAAGCTATTGTTTTTACTTTCTCAAATGAGTTTTTCATCCTGGTTGCAAAAAAATTTGGACACAAGATGTACTGGATAATCTCTTTATCAGAAACAAAGACAGTCATATCTCAATTTAACCTCGAGCTAAACAAAATAACAAAAACAATATACAGTCCTATTCAGACAGAAAATTTCTGGAAGCACGAATTAAATGAATGTTTTGTCAATATAAAGGATCACAAAAATCCTCGTGATAATTCAGATATATATAACAAATTTCAAAATCCGAATACAGCACAATACATTCCAAATGAACAACAGTACATTAAACTACAGTATGAAATACATTTTGAAGGTGATGAAGATATGGTTGACTTTGAAGCATTATTGAATAACAAAGAATACGGTATGAATTATTTGGCTGTCGAAGACGAAGAAGATGAAGATGAAGATGAGGAAAAAGAAGAAACTGAGATGCATTTAGATAAATATAAACAAAGTATTTATCCAATTATAAAAAAGGTACTAGATGATCTGTTGCATGTGATCAATATATCAATTAATAAAAAAGAGCTCGAGTATGTTGTACACATCGCTTATTCTGAAGTGAATGTAATACAACTAAATACTCAAGTCAAAAATGCAGAAGACAAAGCTAAGAAGTATCTTGTCGAACATAAACTAAACTCAGAACAATCAAAAGTCATTTTAAGTAAGTTAGACAATATTCGGATTGAGCATGTCAAAAAAAGTCTTATGAATTCCATGCTCAAAATTATTGCATTGTTAGCTTTGATTGTGCAGACTAAATTACCTAATGTTATAATTAATCCAATTGACAATGATGAATGTAAAAAAGCATTTGGATATGAAGGATATCCGCTTAATGACAACAAAGAAAAATCACTTTGTAACTATCTAGCTCAAGTCTTTCGAATTGTGATTGCAAAATCATTCTTAATTTCAATTAGTGATAAAATGACAGTAGATGTTATATCAGAACAATTAAAAAAACATATTAGTACATTCTATGAATCTTCTCACATGTGGAGAAACAAGATTGACAATGCAAGGGCAAATTATGCTAAAAACAAGAGCGAATATACCAAAAAGCATGAAAATATACTTAAAACTTATTCGGTGTGGAATTCATTTAAACCATTTATATCTTCAACAAAAGATTTAGATATTCCTGAAAATTACATGGTTGGTAGATTGTTCAAAGCTGTTAGTAATACTAAAAATATAAATAACCAACAACATGTTTCCAATTCATGTTGCATGCAAAGATTAGGTCATGGATTAAAAAGCTTTTGGGAGACATATGCAATTCCTTATCAGAAACCATCATCTCATCAGCAAAGACAAATTTTGAATATAATCTCAATCCGACAAAAAGAAGCTGAACCAGTAGTAGCTTCAAAGAAAATACAAAAGATTATATCAAATAATTTATTGATCAAACCTATTAAAGACAACTTTGATGGTATGCCGATGTCATTAGAACTACGGATTAAATCATTCATTTCAGCTAATATTTTCTTTGAACATGATAGCTATCTAGAAGAAATATCAGATTGGTCCAATTTGAGCAATGTAGTTGTTTTAATGTTAAATCAAATTGAAAAGTGTACTGGGTTATCCTTAGTCGATAAACTTAAAATTTATGTCACTAATGTCAATGATAATATGCCAATATTTATTCAGTCATTTTACAATTTCATTCATGTAGATTTAAGTAAACTTCTTGGTAGAATTGGAGAGAAACTAACACTTTCCGACTTGAACTATATCTCAAAGAAATCGAGTGTATCATCTAGTGACAAGGAAAAAATTAATGAAATAGTTACACAAGGTCTAGAATTTAAAAAAGATAATATGTTTATTGATGATACAACACGTGATATTTGTAAACATTTGGTTATAAATGGTATGCAAAATATTGGAGCTATTGCACCTCATGTTTGCAATGAAGAATGCATGTATCATTATATGTACACATATATGTACATTTTTGCAAAGTATATTTTGATAATACTCAAGATGGTATCAGAACCAGAAGTTCTTTTGGAAAAAAATTACAAGGGCTTTAATAACATGATTGGAGAAACGGTTTTACATTCAACCGCTGTAAAAACTTTTATCAATGACATACTAGAATTATTTTTCAAAAGAATGAATTTGAGTTATGACATGTATCTTAAAAACATTACAGAATATGAAAAACAACGAGAAAATCTGAAACAAAGTATTATTGAGATGTTATCTAGTATGGATCCTGAAACCAAACTCATTGTTAAACAATTAAAAAAAGTTGGTTTAACAACTTATGAGGAAATGATGCAGAAGAAAGATCAAGATATTGTAGAAAAGGTAAATGATATTATTGAAACTGATGTGCTTGAAAATGTAGATGTTGATCAAGACGAGGGAGAAGCAGAAATTGCAAAAGAAATTATGAACTTTAAAGGCGAAAATGATGATGATGGTGATGATGAATAAACACATCTCATTCAGACCATAGTTTACTTGTATATGGAAGGTTCTGCATATGCACAATTGAAACCACTCTGGCAATTTGTATTGTTACCTCTTCTTTTTTTATAAAAGCTTCTACTTCAATGATTTTTGCATATATCATATCTTTTTTATGAAGACATAAACGTAATGTAATAATTTGAGATTCCCAATCTGTTGAACTCTTAAGATTTGTTACTTTTGCACTTGGAATGTAATAATGCAATGGATCTAAGCCTGATTGTTCAAGGAACAAAGATATTGTTTTATTGACAACACTATTATATTTTTTTCTTATAGGATTGTTCATATTTACATCTTGCAACCCAAGAATGCTCTTGTCAGAAACTTGTTTGGTTTTAAATGCAATGTCCAACATATTCTGAATGGTCTGAACTGAATCGCCAACATAGTATGCTTTTCCATTTGAAAAAGATAAAATATCTTCTGTGGCAATAGGTAGTTCAGCATCAAATACATCAGGAGGTTCAATACCTGATATAAAGGGCTCAAATATTGAACCAACAAACCTTAAATTAGTTGGATCAGGTGGTGATGAAGTATCAAACATATATTTTCTGTTGCCAACACTCAAGTAACCAATAGGAAGTTCGCATATTCCTTGAATACAGCCACCACGGAATCCTTTTTGACCTTTTTGAAAGAATGGACAGTCATTGTCATATTCGCAACGACGATCCCATATATCAGTTTTGGTTTTAAGATTATTATATGCATCAAATTTGCTTTCACACGCAGCTTGTGTCAATAACTTTGGGTTTGTTTGACAATTGTTTTTTTGATCTAACTCCTCTTTATCCAAATATATTGAGACCAAGTATGTATTGTTTTCTAGAATTTGTTTGATGATGCACGATCGATCTATTGGCTTAAGGTAAAGCTTATCATCCAATATAAGTATGAATGGCTTAAATATAAATTGTATCATCATTTCTTTATCTTGCTTTGACTTTGTTGTAAAAGAATCAATAGGAATTGTTGTGACAAGACTGAGTATACGGTTTTGAATTGTGTAAATATAATAGCTACTATCAAGAGATTTGTGAACTTGGTTACTTAGTTCAATAACATCTCCTACATGTAGATCAATCAATGGAAGATCACCTTTTCCAATATTTATTTGCGTATGTACATTTCTTATCATAGTTACCACCTCAATATTTGTTCTACCATCGTATTGAATTTTTATCCGATTTGATTTATCAACAGGATCTGTAAAACGTTCAGGAATTTTAAAATATTGTTTTGATTGACTGTAATAAGGAATTGCCAAGTTATAAAAAGACTGATCATTAAAATTTGTATCAATTCTTTCAAGGATTGTATAAAACGCATCTGACCATTCAATCTGTGATACAAATACAAATGGTGATAAGACTGTATTGATTAGAACATCATTTGGGAATAATTTTGGTAAATATGTTTTAATTCCTTTTCTTGTGATACCAAGAAAAGGGTATCTGTCATAAATATTTTTTGCATTTGACGTTGTCACATAATCAATAATTTGTATTTGAACTGGTTTCTTATTATCACTCAGAAATGTAAAAAAGTCTTTTTGTGAAGCTCCATATGTCCATACTGTGTATATATCTTCTTTAATTTGATTTAAATTGGATAGCAGTTTGAAATTGTCTGTATTCAATCTATTTGCATACACAGCTTGAAGAAATTTATACAAATAGTTATTAGGGTAACCATAAATATAAACAACTGAATCTATGTTAATCTGACTTAATGCTATTTGAGATGATGTCTGCTCAATTTTCTTATTAAAATAGAATCCAAAAAGATAGGATTGATTATATGTATCAACCAATATTGTTTTGAGCTTTAGATTATTCAAAGCAACTGTCAATGCATCAATATATAATATGTGTTTGCTTGGATTAAATCCACTCATATCATTTGTAATCTCAAATGCTGGTTCAGTATTTTCAACTTGAAATGATAATAGTTCGTTATGATTTGAATGCTTATGTTTAATCACAATAATAAACATTATGATTAAACTTATTAAGATTGTCAGAAATAACTCTAGTGTCATATGATCAAAGACCTCTAATCATATAATGTCAAAATAGATATTTTTATAGTATAGAGTATATAAAAGCTTGGATGATTTTCAATCATAGGACAATTTATGCATCATTGTTTTACATTTTAGTCATTATACTCATCATGGTGGCAAAGCCACGATTTGCATTTGATGAAAAAAATGATATTAAACCTTTTGGTATTGGACCCAATAAAAGTATTGTGTCTCTAGGTGTTTTGACATGTGTGTTGGCTATGTGGAGTTTTTATATATTCACCTGGATTGACATTGTATTTGCTCAAAAAATAGTCTATAGATTATGATATACAGATGATGGGAGATATCCTTGATTATCAATTATCAGATGAATATTTAAATTATCTTGATCAATTACGCAAATTTACAGAAGTTGAGTTTCCTTTGAATACAATTGATATTAAAAATGTCTCGCTTCCCATGTATCATCCTTCATCATTGTTGCAATCATCATCATATGATGATTATTTAGAATTGAAGTCTATGTCTATGATTTTAACTACAGTTCAAAACGAAGCCAACACTGAATACAATACAAATTTAATAGCACAAAAAGAGATTGTTCAGAACTGCAAAAGGTTGTTGCAATCGAATCCGACCTCATCAACAATGAAGGATTTTTTACAATCTTTGAAAGATCTCAAGGGCATTACAAAAACGCCAGTATGTGCTGGTCTTAAGTTGATGCTCTCTGAACCAGATAAAATACATACTGAACCTATTCTCAAACCAAAATCAAAAACAAAAACTAAGCTCAAACCCCAAACACATGTGACAAATACAAATCAACAAGCAAGTACATCAACATCAACTAAAACTAAGCTCAAAGCCCAAACACAGGTGCCAAATACAAATCAACAAGCAAGTACATCAACATCAACTAAAAAAGCTGCAGTGCCAAATGCACTATTGGAGGCACTTCGAGGTATATTACCATTTGAAACAGTTGACGAATGCAAATCAAGTGCGCATTCACAACCTTTTTTCTTAAGTGTCAAGGACCTCAAAGAATTAATAAAAGAAAACAAAATACTTAAAGATATATTCAAGGATGATAAAGTATCCGGCCTTACAAAAGAAGTTATTTGCAATAAAATATTCGGAATAAACTAGATTAATTATTGTAAAATTTGAAAGATCTTTATAGTTTCAAGGTAACAAGCAGATGGATCAATCAAATAAAGATGATCATTGGGAGGACGATGAACATGCACCATACATTGCTAGACCGCAGAAGATGGGTGTAACAGTAGAAAAAGCAGGTGTAAATATATACAAAGAAATCCATGATGATATCAAAAAAGCATCAGAAAGAATGATGTGGAATGAAGTTAGATATTGTGATTATAAATTCGAGTATAAAAACGTTGAAGAAAACATACCAGAACTCAAAACCTATCAACCAACAATTTCAATACCTGCTACAAATCAAGCAGTTCCCAAAAATACAATCAATGAAGAATCTTATGACTATCTTTCAAAGAACACTTATGCATATTTATAAAGTGCTGACCCATATGTAGCGACGGGGTGTCAAGTGTATATTCCTTTCCCGTCTTCAGTATACAATTTGATCTGATGTACAATGTTGTAAATATATATTTCAATATGTTATTTATTTTTTTGTCATATACAATCATATCATAGCACTTATTATGTTGAAATTTTTAAAACAAATTGATCCGTTATGGTTTTTTGTATCTTTAGCAGTTGGATTTTTAGCTGTATATGTTATGGCTCCAAAACCACAAATAGTTGTTAAGTTTCCCTCCCCACAAAATGCGGGAAAGATTGTTTATAAAGATAACTCTAACACATGTTTTGTCTACAAAGCAGACTCTGTTTCATGTCCACGTGACAAGACTAAAATCAAAGACCAACCAATCAGCATTGATTAGAGATTACACTTTATATAATAAACATAATAAACATATTTTCTATTCTGATGATAAGAATATTATTATTATTCTATGAATCTTTCAAAATTGTTCGAGAGCAAAGTTGGTATAGCGATGATATCAATACTTTTGGGGTTAGGAGTTGCAGCGATGTTTAGATCAGTCTGCAAAGAAGGTAAATGTATTATTGTCAATGGACCTCCTAAAGAAGATGTTGATAAGTATTATTATAAGATACAGGACACTTGTTATAAATACACACCAGTTGCTGCAGAATGCGATAGTGCAAAGTCATAATTCGTTTGGATTGATAATAATTTATATGACTTGTTACCAAAGGGAATGAGTAAATCAACACCAATCAACCAGCTTCCTAATATACTTTTGAATGATCCTCAACGCCAAGTTCAAAATAGCGAGTCTTTTCAAATTCCACAGCAGCAAGCGCAACAAAGTAGTGAAGACATCATTCAAGAGACACTTAACCAGTTAAACTCTGCAACTTCAAAATTGCAACAAGAGCAAACTCAGTCATTACCACCTCAACCCATGCTTGAGCCTATGCACTATGATATGCAACCTCCACAACAAATGGTGTATGATCCAAATATGTACATGATGCCTAATAATCAATCAGTAATAAATCAAGTGTCAAATGTTCCTGAAACTGATATAAAAACAAAGTTAATAAAAGATTTTGCAGTTTGGAATGCTGATTTACAAATTGCAATATTTGCAGCAGCTTTCTTTATCCTGTTATCAATGTTACCCATTGACAAAGTTGTATACAGGTATGTGGCATTAGAAAAAATCCCGTATTCTGGGGTCGTTATTAAAGGAGTTCTAATGTTTGCACTTGTTTTGGTTGTGCTAAAATTCCTAAAGAATTAGTTCAGCAAAGTCCATATCTGCCATTGTTGACAAACCTGAATATCCTCCATAATATATATCACCACCTTTCTTCTGTTTTGGTTTTTGCTTTTGAGAACACTTTTTTTGTTCTTTTTCTTTTTTAGCTTTTTCCTTGTTTTTTTGATCAGTAAGCTTTTGTTCAAGCTTTTGAACTTTTTCATCAATCTTACTAACAATTTTCTTCTTTTCTTCTTGTAATTTATCTTTTAATTCAGCAACTTTTTGTAACCGCATAACCGCCTTTGGAATGCTTTTTCCTATTTGATCACCAAACGTTTCGCCAATTTCATTCACTTTTACAGAATTTTCTTTGAAGTTCTTGACATTGAGTGAACGAACAAACTTCTTTACTGTTTTGAATGCAACAATAGTGACAGATAATTCTTGCGAAGTAGGCATTATTTTTACTTGTATAACATAAAATAAGAAAAATTATTCTGTATCACTGTTATCATCATTACTTTGGTATATTTCATCAAGTCCATCCATTTCATCTTCAGCATCAACATCTCCTTCCATTAATAATTTCGGCTTGATTCCCATTGTTTGAATTTCTTGTAATAAAAGTTTAAAAGCATATGGTGTAAGTAATCTCGATTGAAACTTGGCATTCATGGTCGATGAAATATCGCCTGTGTCATCAACATAAAATTGGTATTTATCAGAGCGCTCAACAAAAGACTCTTTCATGAAACCAGCTAATCCATGACTTATCACGCAATTTGTTTCCATCTCACCAATACGTAATCCACCTTCATTACTGCGTCCCTTTGTTGGTTGTTTAGTCAGACCAAGAATTTTGCCACCTGTTCGATAATTTACCTTGTCTGCTACCATATGCTTCAATCTAAAGTAATATGTTGGACCAAAAAATACAGCAGTTGGTATTTGTTCACCAGTAAGACCATTAATCATCATTTCATCCCCATGCCTTGATAAATTATAATCTTTTTCAAGCAAATCCAACCATTTATCCAAGTTATGATCTTCAAATGGCAATGCATCATATTCAAAGCCTGCCATTGCACATGATTTTGCCAATACACTTTCCATTAAATGACCAACCGTCATACGACTTGGAAAAGCATGGGGATTTATAATTATATCAGGTACAATACCATCCTTTGTAAATGGCATATTCTCTGCTGCCATCAAAAGTCCTGCAACACCTTTTTGTCCATGTCTTGAAGCCATTTTATCTCCGAGCTCCGGGCGTCTATATTTTCTTAGTCTTATCTTTACCTCTTTGACGCCATCTTTATTCTTGAATACAAACACTTTGTCGATGATACCCTCAACTGTTTTGTCTGCAACTTCTGTTTTATCTGTATATGATTCTACATCATCATTTTTGCTAGTCAATCCACGATCAATTAAATAATTTTTATTTTCAGGTTTTCGTTTCAAAAGAAACTTTCCAACAATAGCGTCATTTTCTTGTATAAATGATCCAATGATTGGGAGACCCATTTCATCTAATTTATCATATCGAGCAAATTTTGCCTGAACCTCAATTCCATTTGCTATCAATGAATTTTTATTTGCAAATATCACACGCTCGCCACTTTTTTCATCATCTTTTTCAGACGTGGTGAGACATTTGTAATATGTCAAGTTAAACATACCACGATCAATCGCATGTCTGTTTACAATTATACTATCTTCTTGATTGTATCCTGAATACGTACAAATTGCAACTATAAGATTTTCACCATTAGGCATTTGTGTTGCATTTACATAATCACAATATCGTGTCTTCACTAAAGGCTTTTGGGGATAATGCAAAACATAACTCATAGTATCAATTCGATTGTTGAAATTAGTTGCATAAATTCCTATTGCTTGTTTGCCTTGAGCTCCTGAAAACACTATACGAGTAGGTGCATTATGATTAGTAAAAGGAATACTTAATGTATATACACTAAACATAGTTGATGGATGTAACTCACAATGTGTATAATTTGTTAGGGGTAAATCCTTTGGATACATCGCAATGAGACATGTGTTCGTTTCTTCAACATCTATGAATTCCATCACTGCACTATTCTTCTCAAGAATCTCCTTAACTTCATCTACCTGGTCACTATTCTTGTTTAATAACACAAATGGATCATGATAACCTGTAAAGTAAATGTTAAAATCCTTTGTGACTGTGTCACCTTTGATAAGGTCTGTCCATGTTGTATTCTTAGTGAACTTCTTTTTATTTAATTTTAAATCCTTAGTTATTGAATCAACTATGAGCAACGGTCTACTACAGCGACCATTATCAGTTAATATATTAAGGCGTTGCATATGGATGTTCCAAGACACTGATGTAAAAACATTAATCAGGCCATTTCTTCGAAGCAATTTAATCCATAATACAATATCATGACCATATCTATCTGATACAATGCCAACCCATGTATGGTTGAATGACACCTTTATACTTGAAGTAACTTCAGATAATGTATATTCCCCATGATATCGTATTGGGAAGATAGACAAGACTTTTTTCAAAATTTCTGGATGTACATCAAATGAAATGTGAGCTAAAATTGAAAAGTTTTTTAAAAGACCAATGCTTCCTCCGTCAGGACTTTCCGAAGGGCAAACCATACCAAATTGGGATGTATTAAGTTGGTGTGGACGACGTAATTTTATACTTGTGTCCATAGGTGTATTAACACGGCGTAGATGTGATAAAAAACCTTGATATGATATTCGACTGATATCTTGAACTATTCCCTGTTTCCCATCAAGACCCCAACTACCTTTTAATGATTTAAGTAAACCATTTGTAATAATTTTCGAGTTGAATATTTCTGATTGGTTGACTATATTGATCACTCTGCCCATCAGAACACTATTGTGATTATACAAATGTCTGAGTTGATACTCTGCATCTATTTTATTGCGACATTGAACTCTAAATTTATTATAGTAATCTTTAAAAATATCTCCGATCATAAAACCACTTATTCCAATTCGTTTGTACATGTAATTGTCTCTATCAGTTTCGGGTAATATTCCAAGTGCTGTTTTGACCAAAGTATTTACAAGATATCCCAAGTATATTGCCTTCAAGTCATTGGAAGCATTGTCCAAATTGGGAAATAAGTTCATATGCAATACGTAATAGAGGTTTTCAATACTCTTTAGTTTTACAGCTTTTGATATGAATTTTGCAATATCCATTTGGGTATAAATACAATTTCCATCAACTATAGAAGCATGTAAAAAGTCCATTATTTGTTTATCACTTTCGTTTGGTATATTGAGATCTTTCTGAAGAATATGATTTAAAATATCTTTGTCACTTTCAACACCAAGCAGTCTGAAGAGATGCCATAATGGTATCTCCATATCAATATGCGGAACACGTACTGTTATTGCAAGATTACGTACACCATTAAGGTAATCATTTGAGTAAATGTAAAAATATACTGTTTTAGGAAATACTGAAGTCGTTTCGGATGTACATCTGATGAATGCTTGATAAATAAACTTTTCATCATTACTCTTGGTGACAAATAAATGATTTGTTATATTTCGTTCTTGTGCAACTATAACTTTTTCTTTTCCATCCACAATAAAATATCCTCCTTTTTCTCGTGGACATTCACCAAGATCACACAATGTTTTTTCTGTTTGATCTTTTAATATGCATAAATCACTGTGCAACATGATTGGGACTGTTCCAATATGCACAGCTTTAATTTGTTCTTCTGCTGATTCAGTTACATAAGCATGTTTTATAACTATATCGGCATATAAGTTTGCTGCATATGTATAATTGAACATACGGGCTTCATTTGGTAACATAGGTCTCTTTTCCTTTGTTATCTCGTCAATTACTATAGGTTTATCAAAATACAAGTGTGTTCCATCTTCCCCTCCGATGTATACTTCAACTTGATGTAAAAATTTTTGGTCGTGGTCAATCGCAGTTCCTTTATAAATGCCTATGGGATTCATTGATGAAATAATTTTTGGGATTTGTTTTGTTATAAAAAAGTTATAAGAATCTAAATGATGCTTTGTTAATGCATAGGGATTATCTTTAAAATATCTATCTATAATTTCGAGACCATCTGTCAAGTATGGCATGGTATTGCAAGTTACTATCCTATTATATTATATTTTATGCTTATGCTATTTTCCAGTCCGTTCATTTATCAAGTAGAACGGGGTAGCAAACATAGTTTCTTTCTCACTTGAATATATATATATATATGCCTTATGATATCTCTTTCAAATACGTTTTCAGTTGCTACTGCAGCTTTTGCAAAGGCAACAAGATCAAATGTCACAATTGATGAACTAGATACAACACTTGTCAGTTTGGATACAAGTTGTTCTATTCTCGGTTCCATAACTCCTGTATGGACATCTGTTGTCAATGCATCAATATCAGAAAACATGAAATCAATTGCACTTGATTCATCCAATTCCATCTATGTAAGTGGTGAATACAATGGATCAGTTGATACATATTTTGTCAACTCATCTAATACAACATCCTACAAATTACCCATTGGAACATCTACCACAGGAGCACATCTGCTCAAGTATGATTCTATACTCCAACAAACGAATTTTGGAACACCTACTAATAAATCGAGGGTTACCCAATAATGGTTCGTCGTTGTATATGGTATCCTGTTTTTTAACCCCATAGTCACTACTCTTAGGGTTTCAGGAAA